AGATGATGAGCCTGAGTTCTACATTCCTGAACTACGTAAGCGATCTGATAATGCTAAACAAGGAAGCTTAGATGAAATCCTATTCACCGATTACGATCCCATTGATTCAGTTAATCAATCATTGCAGATGTATAACTGGCTATTGGCTGACGGGGCAGCTCCTGAAGTTGCACGAGCATATCTACCACAGAACATGATGACAGAGTGGATTTGGAGTGGGACACTGGGAGCATTCTTGGATATGCTTGTTCTCCGTCTTGATCCTCACACACAGAAAGAAAGCCGTGATGTAGCAACTCTTATTGCCAACTACGTTCAGCAGGCATTCCCAATCTCTTATAAGGCACGTATCACTAATGAGTAAAATTCTCGTAATCCCTGACATACAAGCGAAGTATGGAAACGACTTTGCCTACCTAGAACGTATTGGTAAATATATTTGTGCTAAACGTCCCGATGTAATCATCTGCCTTGGTGACTTGGCTGATATGGAGAGTTTGAGTTCCTATGATGTGGGTAAGAAGTCTTTTGAAGGAAGGCGCTATCACAAAGACATTGCAGCAGCTATTGATGCTCAAACATATTTGTTTGGTCCCTTGTTCAATCTACAGACACAGCAACGAATCAACCGTAAACGAGTGTATGATCCTCGTACCATCATCACACTAGGTAATCATGAGCATCGTATTGATCGAGCTATTAATAATGATGCTAAGTTAGACGGATTGATTAGTATGGGAGATCTCCGTTATAAGGACTTCTTCCAAGAGGTGTATCCATTCCTTGAAACTGTGGTGATTGATGGTGTTGCATTCTCTCATTATTTCGTTACAGGTACTGCTGGACGGCCTAGTAGCACTGCTAGGGCACAGCTTAACAAGCAACATATGTCTTGTATTGCAGGACATCAACAAGGCCTTCAAATTGCAACAGATAATCGAGCAGATGGTACACGAGTTACCTCCATCATTGCAGGTAGTTGTTATGAACATGATGAGGCTTATATGGGACCTCAAGGGAATAATCATTGGAGGGGGTTCTTGATGCTTCATGAAGTGGATCGAGGAAGCTTCGATTTGATGCCTGTCTCTCTGGACTACTTGAAGAAACGATATGAATAAGATGATGCACTTTAACGAATACCAGAACTTCTGTCAAAGCGTACGACTACCCACCGCCACCCCTGAATATTGTTTACTCAATTTGTCAGGAGAAGTTGGAGAGCTTCATTCCCTCGTTGCCAAGGGCATTCGAGATGGACGTAAGTTTGATTATGATTTGAACATTAAAAAGGAGCTAGGTGATGCCCTTTGGAGTATTGCTACTATTGCCTTGGATCATGGATTTACATTGCAAGACATTGCTGATGGAAATGTATCCAAGCTTTCTAAACGTAAACAAGACAACACCCTCACAGGGTCAGGAGACAATCGCTGAATGACAAAACAATCCCTACGTAGCCAATTGCTAGCTCGACGCACATATAACCGTCCTTTAGATGAATCAGGAACAGTATTTGAAACATGGACACAGACGATTGATCGAGTGATTGGTCATCAGAAGTGGCTGTGGGAACGAGCTAGTAACTATGGCCCTACAGCATATGAAATAGGTGTAGAGCTTGATGAGCTCCGACAGCTAATGCTTGATCGTAAAGTGTTGATGTCTGGACGTACCCTCTGGCTGGGTGGTACAGATGTATCCAAGCGACGAGAAGCCTCTCAGTTCAATTGCTCCTTTACCAATGCTGAAACTGTCTACGACATTGTTGACATCCTCTGGCTTCTAATGCAAGGGTGCGGTGTAGGCTTTAAACCTATTGTAGGTCAGCTTACAGGCTTCCAGAAACGTATTGAAGACGTAGAAATCATCCGTTCTACTCGTAAGGATAAGCTTGGTCAGCAAGGTAATTCAGAATCTTACGATGAGAAAACAGGAACGTGGACAATCACTGTAGGGGATTCAGCAGAAGCATGGGCTCGCTCTGTTGGTAAGCTTGTAGCTCATAAGTTTCCAGCTAAGAAATTAGTATTGGATTTCTCTCAAATACGTCCCGCAGGGGAAAGGCTCAAAGGATATGGATGGATTAGTTCTGGGGATGCAAGCTTGGCTAAAGCTTATACAGCTATTGTTAGTTTACTTAATAAGCGTACTGACTCTCTTCTCACTCGGATTGATATCCTTGATTTGGTCAATTGGCTTGGTACTGTACTCTCTTCTCGCCGTAGTGCTGAGATTGCTCTATTCGAGTATGGTGAAGCTGAGTGGGAAGAGTTCGCAGTAGCAAAGAATGAATGGTGGAAGGAAAATGTCCAACGTGCCCAAAGCAATAACTCTCTACTCTTTCGATTTAAGCCGCTTAGAAAAGAACTTAGCGATGTCTTTGATCTCATGGTGCGAAGCGGAGGATCAGAGCCCGGATTTATTAACGGACAATCAGCTACTAAGCGTGCTCCTTGGTTTAAAGGTGTTAATCCCTGTGCCGAAATCCTCTTAGGTAATAAGAGCTTTTGTAATTTAAGTGAGGTGGATGTTGCGAAATTCCATGGAGATAGTGCTGGATTGCGACGTGCAATCCACCTTGCAGCCCGAGCGAATTACCGACAAACTTGTGTTAACCTTTTGGATGGGGTTTTACAAGAGGCATGGCATCTCAACAACGCCTTCTTGCGACTCTGTGGAGTGGGTCTTACAGGGATCGTTAGACGGCCTGACCTGCAAGCTTACGATTATTCCGAACTGCAACGAACTGCAACGGCAGGAGCTTACGGAATGGCGGACGAGCTTGGGCTACCGCGTCCTAAGAATGTCACCACCATCAAGCCATCTGGCACATTGAGTAAGATTATGGACACTACGGAAGGTGTTCATAAACCGTTAGGGAAGTATGTATTTAACAATGTCAATTTTGGTAAGCATGATCCCCTTATCCCTCTATGTCGTGCTGCTGGTTACAAGGTTGTTGATAACCCTGATGATGGAGAAGCTGTCCTCATTACTTTCCCTGTTAAGTGGGAAGATGTTCCGTTTGATAAATTCATTCGGGACGGGGTTGAATATGAAGTGAATCTGGAGAGTGCTATTAAGCAGCTAGAGCGTTATAAGATGTTGATGAACAGCTGGTGTCAACAGAATGTCTCTGCTACGATTAGCTATTCCCCTGATGAGGTAGGAGGTATTGTAGATTGGTTGATGACGAATTGGGATGATTATGTAGGTGTTTCATTCCTCTTTCGTGCCGATCCTACTAAGACAGCTAAGGACCTTGGTTATCGCTACCTTCCTCAGGAAGTAGTTACTAAGGATGTGTATGATGCATACGCTGCTACGTTACAGCCTATCGTTCTGGATGAAGCTAATGATATTGATGCTATTCTGGAAGATGATTGTACGAGTGGTGGATGCCCTATTCGTTGATATGATGATTCTATATTCTAAAGATAATTGCCCAGCTTGTGAATACTTAAAAGCTGAATTCAAACGCGATGGTGTAATATTCACCGAGATGAAGATTGGTAAGGATATTTCTCTTGAAGAGTTTAAAGAGATGTTTCCTAAAGTGAGGACAGTTCCTCATGTCACTATCTAAACAATAGACAATAAAAAACCCCGTACGTCCTTGGAGATTCCTTGGATATACGGGGTATTTTTTCGTCTACTTTTTCTTCACAGACTTCTCACCTTTTTTCTCGAAGAGTTTAAATCCTTTAGATTCTTTCTTCTCGTGAGCCTTAGAGCCTGACTTACCAGACTTACCTTCTTTAACGCCTTGGGCGAATGCTTTACCTTTAGTAGCCATTATAGTTCCTTAATTATGGAGGGTTCAGGGATGATTCCATTACAGAATGCTTTACATTGAATGAGAGTGGGAGGTGTAAAATTCTCCCACCACTTTGCATAGTCCGCAGCTACAGCCCCGTGCAACAGCGCAGGATTAGCCATCATTGCCTCTGCTTGCGCCTTGAAAGCTGTTGTGCATGGCGTGGTCGTGCTGATCGTGTCGCCGTAGATGGGCTTACCCTCAGCGTCCATGCCGGTCACGATTCGCGTGAAGCTGCGCTCTCCACCTGTATCAACGTCCATTGCGCGTCCGATCATTGCGGCAATGTCAGCCAGAGCAGCAGGCAGTTTGATTGATAGCGTTGTGTCGTAGCTCATTTCAAGCGTTCTCTCAGTGCGTAACCCATCAACGGCCACATCTTCTGTTTGGCGTTCTCGCGGGCGATCTTCTGGCCGATCTCGGCGTTGAAGTTCTCAGGGCTGGCGCAAGCACTCTCACCAGTTACCGTAAAACCGTTTTTCAGCACGATGACGCAGAGGGTTAGTAGGCCAAGTGATTCATGCTGTGGGCATCCCTGTGTAGCCTGTGCTGCTGTGAAACAGTATTCGGCGGCAATGTTCGCCTCTATGTCCTGCGGCGTCACGCGGGGTGCAGTCAGTCCCTTGGATTTAATCTCACGCTCAATTGCGCTGTCGTCTGTTGCTGGTGATGTGATGTTATTCATGGTTTCCCCTTTGGTTGAATTGTTGATTCGTTGTGTTCAGGGCAGTTCTCGCAGCGCCCGGTGTTTGCCATTGCCATGAGGATTCCGCAGACCCCGCACAGAAGGCCCACGGTGCAGGCTAGGAAGTGGGTTAGGTAGGTCATATCGTGACACCTGAGAGGGAGCCGACGA